GCCAGGCAGGAAGAGGAGGTGGCTACGGCATGAGGGTCAAGGTGACAGCGTTCATCGATCCAGAGGACGACGAGGTCGATGAGGCGGACTCGACCGGACTGACCGGAGAGGCGTACGACCACTTCATGGAGGGCCTGATGGCCCTCGGCCTCGACGACATCAACATCGAGAAGGACTTGTCGTGACCGTCGAGGAAGCCATCGAGATCAGGGACCGGGCCGTCGCGCTCGGCCTCACCTCCTGCTGCCCTCGCTGTGAGGAGGCGATCACCCGGCTGGAGAAGCTCGGCACCGTCTCCGACTTCTCGCTCGCCGTCAAGGGACCAAGGGTCGGAGCCACCATCGGCCTCGGCCAGGAAGAGGCGGTGCGTTGGCTGCGCCGCCAGATCGGAGCAGCAGCATGACGATCATCACGCCCCGAGAGTTGGCGTACATCCTCGACATCGAGGAGACGGAGGCCAGGGCCTGGCTGCGCCACTTCTTCCCCGACTCCGCGCCCGGCAAGGGTGGCCGCTGGATGGTCACGCCACGGATGGCGCGTCAGGTCGCACGAATGGTGAGGGCCGACGCGGTCCGATCCTTTGCATCGAGGGCTGCATGAGTTCCCTCGACCAGTTCCTGGGACTGGGGCCTGCGGTTGCCCCAGCCCAGGAAGTCCCTCCCACCGCCGAGCTTCAGTGGCCCTCACGGATCAGGCATCTGAGCGCGACGAGCATCGGCATGTTCCGCCGCTGCCCGGAGCAGTTCAGGCACCGCTACCTGCTTGGGGAGAAGGAGCGGCCAGGCGAGGGCCTCGTCATCGGCTCGGCCTTCCACGAAGGGGTGGAGTTCAACTACGCGCAGAAGATCGAGAGCCATGAGGACCGTCCCACCGCAGAGGTCGTTGAGTATCTGCAGGACGTAGGGGTGCCCAAGGTTCTCGAAGATCACGGAGGCGCTGACGAGATCGCATGGGATGGCGACGACGCCGTCAAGGGGGTCGACCTCCTGCGCCGGGACTCGGAGCGGATCCTCGTCAGGTATCACGAAGACGTAGTACCACGGCTGCAGCCGATCTCGCTGGAGGAGGAACTGTTCATCCGCGACGACCGCCTGATCGTGCCGATCATCGGCTACGTGGACGTGCGGACGGGCTACGAGATGGAGCACGACACGACCTCGATGTGGATCGCCGACCGGATCATCGACACCAAGACGGGCAAGCAGTCCGTCTCGAAGTTGAAGCCGTCGTGGATGCTGCAGGCCACGCTCTACTCGGCGATGACGAACCTGCCCGTCGAGTACCACTCGATCTCCCGCGCCAAGGTGCCGAAGATCACGACGGGACTGGAGTCCGGCGACATGGTCTTCACGCCGAACCCGACGAAGACCGAGAACGTGATCAACTCCGCCGCCCAGATCGCGAACATGATCGCCTGGATGTACACGACCTACGGCCCGGACGAGACGTGGCCTACGATGGGCCGCTTCGCCGACTGGTCGATGTCCTTCAGCCCTTGCAACAACTGCGGTTGGCGCAAGGTCTGCCCCGCGATGGAGGGAGAGCTATGACCACGCTGTCCTACACCGAAGTCCTGACCGTCGTCCACTGCACCTGTGGGATCGCGTTCGCCATCCCCGTCGACCTCAACCAGCAGCTGCTCGACCACCGCTCGGGGCCGGGGCGTAAGAGCGTCTACTGCCCCCTCGGCCACTCCTGGCATTACACGGGCAAGACCGACGCCGAGCGGGAGAAGGAGGCACGTCTCGCCGCCGAGCGCCGCGAGCAGGCCGTCCGCGATCTCCTCTCCCAGGAGGAGCGCAGCCACTCGGCCACCAAGGGGCAGTTGACGAAGACGAAGAAGCGGGTCGCCAACGGCGTCTGCCCCTTCTGCAACCGCAGCTTCACGAACGTCCAGCGCCACATGGCGAGCAAGCATCCAGAGGAGTGTGCTCACGCATGAAGCAGTCGAAGATCCGGATCCACATCCAGCGCGGGATCGGGATGACGAGCGTCTCGCTGGAATGCCCCGCCGAGCAGCGCGAGGAGGCGGTCGCCTCCGCCGAGAAGCTGCTCGCCGCGATGCCCGAGTCCACCTTTCAGGGTGACGGAGTCGCGATCACCTCGATCCCCGGCTTCGGCCCAGGGATGGACGGGCGATGAGTAAGGGCGCTCGCAACCGAGAGATCCGCCGCCTCGCAGGGGGAAACAAGAAGCTCGCCCGGAGGATGCGGAAGAACTACCTCTGGCGCTTCGTCAGAGGCTACCGATGAACGAGCGCAGCCACCTCACGGTGGTCTTCCTGATCCTCGCCGCCCTGACCCTGATGTCCCTCTTCGGGACCTTCGCCACCAGCCCGGTGCTCGGGATCTTCGCGGTCGTCTTCCTGCTCGCCTCCGTCGCCGTTCTCTGGGAACTGAGGAACCTGCGATGAGCCTCTCGATCATCGCTCGCTGTGTCGCCTGCAAGCACGAAGCAGACGTGACCGATGCGAAGGATGTGCCGATGTGCCCGAAGTGTTTCTCGCCGATGGTCGTCGTCAAGGCGGTCAGAGAATGTCGCTAGCCCCCGCCGTTCACCCGGACATCCGCGGCGTCGAAGGGAAGCCGCGCCCGGTCGAGAAGGTCTGTGCCGCACCGGGTTGCATCAGCATGTCGCAGCAGGGGCACCACATGTGGTCGCGCTCGTATCTGCGCGGCCAGCCCTACGACTGGGTCAAGCTCCCCTCGGGGCGGGTGATCTCGAACATCATCGGCCTCTGCATGCGCCACCACAACGACGTGACCGGAGGGATCGGCGGACACGCGGCGATGATCCGGCTGGAGTCCGACGAGACGTTCATCTGGCTGGAGGCCGACGGGGGCTGGGTCCATCGGGGCCTCCTCCACCCGCAGCCCTGGTCTGCCGACCCGGTGGATGTGGCTCCCGCTCGCGCCGTAGCGGCCTCTCCCGTCCATTCGCACCCGAACCTGGAAGAGGGGGAGACGTGCGACTCCTGCGGCTACACGCGCCCTGTGAAGCGCGAGAGCATGCCCAAGCGGAAGTCGAAGAGCTACGGGATCACCGTCCCCGACGACGCCGAGGTCGGCAGTGACGTGCTCGACGAGTGGGTCAGCCAGTTCTCGGTCATCCTCGGCTTCGGCGACGACGTGTCCCAGCGCCTCGTCCGCTACCACGTCATCGTCGCCGTGCTCGCCTGGGCGGGGATGCACCGGGCCGAGTTCATCGCCGACATCAAGGAGGCAGCGGCGTGATGACCGAGGCGCAGAGGCGGGTCTACGACTACGTCGCCGCCTTCATCGAGCTTGAGGAGTACCCGCCGACGGTGCGGGAGATCGGCGCGGCCCTCGGCTACTCCTCCTCCGCCACCGTGCAGCAGCACCTGAAGATCCTCGTCGCGAAGGGCTACCTGCAGGGAGCAGGCCGGACGCTGCGACTAGCGGCTGATCGACCGAACCTCCCAGCCTGAGGGCGGGAAGTTCGAGAGCGGCTGGTACTGGACGACAGTCCCCGTGTGGGGGGCGGCGATCACCTTGCCGCCTCCCGCGTAGATCACGACGTGGCCTCCGGACTTGCGGTAGATCGGGTCGCCCGGCTGCAGCTGCGACCAGGGCTTCAACGGCAGCGCCTTCTGCTGGCCCCAGGTGTCGCGAGGGATCGAGACGCCAAGCTGGGCGTAGCTCCACTGCACCAGGCTGGAGCAGTCGAAGCTCGTCGGGTTCGTCCCGACCGAGTTGGCACCGAAGACGTACTTGTCTCCCAGCTGGGTCGCCGCCTCCCGCACCGCCTGCGCCCCCAGGTTGTTGCCCTCGACGACGCTGTTGATCGGAGCCAGGGAGGCCGTCCCGTGCGGCGGCGGCTTCACCTTGACGGCCTGATCCCAGCCCGAGAAGTCGAGCGCAGGCATCTTGCGGTAGGCGTTCGGGCCGATCCCCCAGGCACCGAAGTCGGTGCCGCCGTGCGACATCTGGTACGCGGCCTTCGCGTTCGTGAGCGGGTTGAAGAGGGCCTCGTTCTTCGAGATCCCGAACTGCTTCCGCCGCGAGGGGCCGAGGTTGCCGAGCATGTTGATCTGGAAGAGGCCGTAGCTCTGGTCGCCCGTGCTGCGGTCTGGGTTGAAAGCAGTCGGACGACCAGAGGATTCCCGCTGCGCGATGGCCCAGGCCGTCTTCAGGCCCTCGCCCTTGAAGCCAGCCTGGCGCAGGGTCTGGACGAGCGGCGATCCCGTCGCGCCCGGCACCGCGCCCGGCGAGGCGAAGCTCGGCGGCGGTGTGAGGCCGAGGCTCTCCATGCTGCCGCTCTGTCCCGGCGGCGGCGAGAGCATGGAAAGAAAGTCATCTTTCTTTCCCTGAGGCGCGAGCAGGTCGACGGCGTTCAGGCTCGGAGGCTTGAAGCTCATGGCGTCCAGACCGGGCCTGCGCCCGTGTTGCCGCTATCCCAGGTCGGGCCTGCTCCGGTGTTGCCGCTGTCCCAGGTCAGGCCCGTGTCGCTGCTGCTCGACTTCGACTTCTTCTTCTTCGCAGCGTAGGTCGAGACGCCGACCCCGAAGGTGCCGAGCGCGAGCGCCATCCCGGCAGCGACAGCAGCTGCGGTCGGGTCCTTCGGAGAGCGCCAGGCGTCGAGCACGTCACGGATCATCATCGGCGAGGCCGAGTTCTTCAACTCGCCGAGAGCGGTGACATCGTCGCCCGTGAAGGTCTGCCCCCGCATCCAGTCGAGGATGACGCTGCTCGACGGCGCTGCCTTCGACTGGGCGAAGCGGAAGGCGATGTCGAGCCGCGAGGAGTGACCGAAGCCACCCTGCAGGTTCTGGCTCTTGCCCGTCGTCGAGGAGGTGGAGCGGCCCAGGACCTCCCGCGAGAGGAAGACGAGCAGGGGGCTGAACCCGGCCAGGATGTCGATCCGGGTGTCGCCGATCCTGATCTTGGCGAAGTTGGCGCTCGTCGGATCCCAGCCCACCGAGATCGGGAGGCCCGTCTCCGCCGCGACGGCGCTCACCGTGCCGAGCACGACCCCGACCGCGAGGACGGTGGAGGCCAGGTTCTTCGTCGCCTCGGCGAACAGGTGAGGGTCGCTCTTGTAGAGCTTCGCGTAGTAGACGGGGCTGATCATGTTGACCCGCGAGGCCAGGAGCCGCGGCGAGAAGAGGAACGTGTTGAAGAGCGGTGCCGCTCCCTCCATCGGGAGGAGGTGCGTGTCGGGGAGGACGCCGCGTCCGGTCATCTGGTTGACCATCCGCCCGAGGCCCTCCACGTAGCTGGCGCTCTCGACGGGCCTGCCTGCAGCCCGGCCTGCCTCCATCGTGAGGTCGAAGATGTCAGCCCGGAGGCTGTGCAGGAACGTCTCGTAGGCTCGGCCCGACCACTTCACGGGCCAGAACTTCTCCGCGTAGGAGGAGTAGAACTGCTCCTCCCTCATCGCGAGGTCGCTGTTGCTGGCGCTCGTATCGATAGCCAGATGTCCTCGCCCGTAGTGGACGAAGTTGTCCCGCTTTGCGATGTCCGCCGCGATCTCCTCCGCTCGCTTCGCCGAGAAGAGCGCCTCGAACATCGGCTTGAACGCCTTCGCGAAGACGATGGGGTGGCGGGTGCCAGCGATGAAGCCCTGGCGCAGTGGAGCCGAGAGGTCGAAGGAGGCGGCGAGGGAGCGGGGGATGTTCCAGACCTCGACGAAGAGCTTCTCGATCCGGCCCATCGTCTCCTTCGTGAAGCGGACGTTGCCGTCGAAGATCTTGTTCAGGAGGTCGATCTCGCTGTCGGTCGGCACCTCGCCCTCGGTCGCCTTGATCAGCGCCTTGAAGGCTCGCACCTTCTCGAAGCGGCGGACCCGGTTCGACATCCTGATCGACCGGGCGATGTGGGCCACGGCCTCGGGGGCAAGCTCGTCGAGGCCCGTGAACGGCTCCTTCGGAAGCTCGCCCTTCAGGGCACCCATCGCGGCGTGGATCTCATCGACGCTCGCGTCCTCGGGCCAGCGCTCGAACATGTCCGCGATCCGCTGGCCGCGCTCGATGGAGTAGCCAGCGTTCTGCGCCCTCCGCACCTGGGGTGCACCCTTGAGCAGCCGCACCAGCTGCTGCTCGGGCGTCTCGGGCTGGACGAACATCCGGTCGAAGACCGCCTTCACCTCCGGGTGGACGTGTCCGCCGATCCGGTCGACGTGGTGGTAGACCTGGCCCATCCAGGCCTTGATCCTGGCGAAGACCGGATCGAGTTCGGACGCCATCGCCTGGCCCTCGTAGAAGTAGCGCTCCATCGCACGGGCGTAGGCCTCATGGTCGGCCTCGGTCTTGAAGCCTCCGAAGTGGCGGTCGAGGATCTTCCTGTCGACGCCGCTCAGGTCCTCGACCGAGATGTGGGCAAGCTCATGCAGGATCGTGGACACGTCCGCCGTCTCGAAGAGGTGGACGGCGCGGGTGCCGTCGGCGAGGAACTCAGCTGCGCCCTTGGGCAGGTCGCCCGGCTGCAGCGCCGTCTGGTAGTAGCTCATCGGCTTCGCCGCCTTGGCCTTCGCAGCCGGGGTCATCTCGATCACATGCCCGTCCATCGGGTACTTGCCGTGGCGAGGCAGCGCCCCCGGCCCGTCCGCGTAGCGGCCCCCGAAGATCTCCTTCGTGAAGGTGCTCTTCTCTCCCATCTCCTTCGCAAACATGGCCGGAATGTCACGGTTGTAGAGGCGGAAGAAGGTCGCCGCAGCACCCGAGTCCTGGTGCGCGAGCGCGTAGGCCTTGATCTCCTCATGCGTCATCCCCGCCACGTCAACGCTCCAGGTCGCCGCCTGGTTGCTCTGCTCCTCGATGGGGAGGGCGTGGTTTGTGAGGTCGATGGCCCGTCCCCTGGGCGTCTTCGCGAAGGCGGTGTTCCTGACCGCCTGCACGTCGCCGGGGGTGACGATCACCCTCTCGACGTTGGCGTCGTGGGCGAAGCGGACGGTGCGGCGGACGATGGCCTCCATCTGCTTCTTGCCGAGCGGCGGTGCTCCAGCGACCACGTCGTCCTTCAGCTTCTGGAGATGATCCCTCTCGGCCTGGAGCTTCGAGATCTCCTCCTCGATCTGCCCCTGGTCGACGAGGCCCTGGTCACCGGAGTGGTACATCGCCTGGTCGAGATCCTGAGCCAGGACATCAAGCTCGCGCCGGATCTGCTCGACCCGCTTGTCGATCCCCTCGTTCCCTCCCGCCGCCATGAACTCGCGCCACTGGCTGGCCCAGTCCGACTGGATCTCCTCGACGAGCAGGGCCTTCTTGCCCTCGGCGTCGGTGATGATGTGGAAGCGGACGTGGCCGATCACGTCTCCTTCGCCCCAGTGAGCGAGGCCCGTCCCCTGGTAGGGGGTCGTGACCCGCAGCAGCCCGGCGGCGGTCTTCTTGACCCGCTCCCGCAGCGGCGTCCGCAGCTTCATCGAGATCTCGTAGTACGGCTCCGCCTTGCTCGGCTCCTTGACGATCAGCCTGCCGCCGCCGAAGGCGTCCCCCCACTTGGCCGGGAACTGGAGCGAGTCGGAGGAGCGGATGATCTCGTCCAGGTTGTAGGCGTTCAGCGAGGTCGAGAGATGGGCCTGGATGTCCGCCTTCGGGATCTTCTCGGTCGAGGCGTAGCCGTCGAGGAAGTCCTTCATCCCCGAGTCGACCCACTCGGCCTCCTTGGTCGAGGTCGGCTTCTTGTTCGGAGCCAGGGTCTTGATCGTCTCCGTCTTCGTCAGCCCCTCGGGCGGGATCGTCTCCGCCACCCGGCGCTGCAGCGGCGAGTAGAAGACGGGAATGTGCTGGGACGGGTCGGGCACGACGGGGACGAGGTCGCCGCGCCAGGACTCGACGACCTTGCCGCCCTCGGTCCTGATCGTGGCCGTCGTTCCCTTGACGCTCTCGATCTGGCCGATCCCACCGCCGCCCGACTGGAAGCGGACGTGGTCGCCGGGGCCGGGGATGAAGTCGCCGCTCGGGTGGTCCATCCACTTCGCGTCACCCTCGATCAGGCCGCGCCGGACTCCCGCCTCGGTCTGGAAGCGAGCGGTCTTGGCGGCAGGGGAGGCGAGGAAGTCAGCGGCCCTGTCGGCGGTGGCGACGTTCTTGACGAAGAACTGGTTCGGGTCCTCGGCGTGGGTCGCCCGAGCAACGCTGTCGACCTGGCGCATCAGGTCGTCGACCTTGTCCGGCCCGACCCGCTGCGCGATAGCTGCCTTCCAGACATCCCGAGCCGGGCTGTCTGCGAGCGGCGTCAGGTGCGCTGCTCCCTCGACGGGCTTCGCCAGCTTGAGAAGCTCGCCGAGCTTCGCGATCTTGCCGAACGGGAGCAGCATCGCCACATCGATCCCGAGGCCTGCCACGTCCTTGCCGCTCTTCGGTCCCTGGCCCTGGGCCAGGTTGACGAGGCCCTGACCGATCAGCGCATCCGCGCCTCCCTGCGAGACGACCTTGCCGACAGGGCGAGCGAGCGGCTCCAGCGTCCCGGCAGCAGCACCGATCTTCTGCACCGTCGGAGGAACCGCGCCCACTCGCGGCCCCTGGCGTCCGCCACTCAGCGCCACCCCGGCCAGGTTCGCCGGGATCGCCGCGATGTCCTCGCCCCAGTTCTTCAGCGTGTGAGGGGCGGTGGTGTGGATCAGCTGGTGAGCGCCCTGCTGGACTCCCTTGTTGATCGCCGTCGCGAGGTGGTAGGCAGGCATCGGATCCCAGACATCGAGGCCAAGCAGCTTCCTCGTCCCAAGCAGGCTCTTCGGGGGCGGGTGGTAGACGGGGACGGCGTCGAGGCGGTTCGCCCCGGTCGCGGTGTGGATCTGCTTCCCGATCCGCAGCCGCTCGCGAGCGTTCGTCTCCGCCGCCTGCCGCTTGCGCTTCTCGGTGATCGTCTCGGGCCTCGGCTTCGGCGGCAGGGTGACGACGCTCGTCCGCGGGGTCGGCTTCTTCGGACCCCGCTCGTTCTGAAGCTCGGGCGGAACGAAGATCGCGGTCGCGGCTCCGAAGGCGCGAGCGTCCGCGCTCACCTTCCGCTTCGGCACCTTCTTCGCTGCCAGCTTCTCCCGCGCTGTGTCGGCGCTATCGCCCACGGCTTACGCCTTCGGGCCGTAGCCGGGGTTGGCCTGCAGCCAGGCCGGGGGCGCGGGGATGGTCGCCGAGACAAGCTCGTACGCCGCCTTCTTGATCTGGTGGGCGTTCCAGCCGAGAGGACGGAGGTGGTCGTTCATCGACTCGATCACCCGGTACATGAGGTTGCCGAAGTCGTGGATCGAGGCTTCGTGCGCCGCTGCCGCCTTCGCCGCCTGGAACTCGGGCTGCAGCGCCCAGTCCTTCTGGCTCGTCCCCTTGGGAGCGTGAGCGCCGGGCTGCTTGGCGAGCAGCCTCGTCATCTCCTTCGTGAACGCATCCGTCCCCGCCTTGTTGGCGCGAGCGACGGTCGTCGAGACGCTCGACGCCGAGGGCGGCTTGCCTCCACCGGGCTTGGTCGCGTTCACGGCCCGTGTCGCCGAGGCGTTGGCGCTGATCATGTGGGCGTCCGCGTTCTGCTGCGCGATGGAGTTCCGCGCTGCCGAGAGGACGGAGTCCTGCTGCGCCTTCCAGCGGTAGACCGCGGCCCGGTCGGCGGCGGTCTGGGCGGAGGCGAGCGAGATCTGGAACTGGTTGTCGATCTTCTGCTGGGCCTGCTCGATCTGGACCTTCTTGACCGCGAGCGAGGCGTCGAACTGCTGCTGATCCTGAATCGCCTTGATCTGGTCAGACCGCGCCCCGAGCAGCTGCTCGCGCAGCTTCGTCTCGTAGTCCGAGCGCCCCGCCGTGAGGTCGCTGACGGCCTTCATCAGGTCGGAGTTGATCTTGCCCCGGTCGGTTCCCTCGGCGGCGATCCCCTCCTGCAGGCCTCGGGCGTTGAGCGACTGCGCGGCCTGGTTCAGCCAGGTGTTGCCGAGAGCGCCCATCCGCACGTCGAACTCGCCCGGCACGATCCCGCTGCGGTACTGCTCCGGTGCGGCCTGGGAGAGAGCGTCGAAGCCCGTGCCGCCAGCGCCGACGCGGGAGAGCGCCTGCTCCTGGGTCGCGAGGTCGGCCTTGAGCGCGTCCGCCACGCCTCCGGTCGCCGTCCCGGCGAGGCCCGTGATCGTGTTCGCAGCATGTTCCCAGGCGTCTTGCACACCTGTCCCCATGCCAGCGTTCGCTTGCGCTGCCGCCTGGTAGGCGGACTGGAGCGCCATCCTCCGCCCCTCCGCCTCCTTGCGAAGCTGCTCGGCCTGATCGTTCAGGACCTTCTGCTGGCTGGCGAAGCTGGAGTCGGCCATCGACTTCACCCGAGCCTCGATCTGGGCGGGAGACTCGATGGTGGTGAACGAGTCCTGCGGGGTCGCGGCCTTCTTGACGACGCGGGTCGTCGGCTTCCCACCGGGAGCGGCGAACCAGCCGAGGCCCTCCGCGAAGCTGGCCTGCTGGCCCGGCTTGATCTTCAGGTGTGAGCGCGGATCGGACGGGTTGAAGGTGAAGTACTTCTGCGGCTGCGCTGCCCTCTTGACGGGAGGGTTGCTGGCGACCTTCTGCTTCGTCTGAGGCTGGACCGCCACCTAGCGCCCCTGCGCGATCACGTACGCGGACTTGCCCGGCATCTGCTGCACCTTGCGCCCGTTCGCGTACGTGGTGACCGTTCCCCCGTTCGGAAGGTTGTCGATGTAGGAGACGCCGCCGAAGGGCTGCGCCGCCTTCTGCGGGACCTGAGAGGCGAAGGCCGTCGGGGGAGCGCCGGGCGTCGTCGTCTCCTCGGTCGGCGGGATCCAACTCTGCTGGTACTCCTGCGCCAGCCTGTCCGCCGCAGCCTGCCGCGCCGACGCGATCTTGTCCGCGATCTGCGCTCGCACCGTCGCCAGGTTCGCCGTCCCCTGGTCAGCGCCCGAGAGGAAGGAGCGCATCCCCTGGTAGTCCGCTGCCTCCTTCGCGGTCAGAGCCTGACGGGTCATCTCCGTGTTCGCGCCCGAGGAGCCGATCCCTCGGGCAGCGAGCGCGGCCCTCTGCTGCCGCAGAGACTTGGTCATCGCGGCCAGGTTCTGGGCCACGGTCGAGAACTTGTTCGCCTGGGCGGCGTCGATGGTCGGCTGGTCGATGTACTTGGCGTAGTCGCCGAGCTTCGAGGAGTCGCCGCCGTAGTCGATGAAGGCCTGGCGGAGGCTCTTCTGGAACGCGGCCTCCGCCTCCCCCGTCAGCTTGTTGCCCTGAGCCTGGGCGTCGGTGACCTGCCAGTCGCCGGGGATCATCGAGGCGTAGTCAATCGGGTCTGACCAGTGGCCCGGTGTGCCGGGCGTCACGACCGGACCCGCAGGCGCGATCCCGAGTCCACCCGCGGCGGTCGGGAGCGCGTTGATCTTCGCCACCGTTCCCGGCGAGGGGCCGAGCGATCCGTAGGGGTTGTCGCCGTAGTTCGCCTGAGTCGCCGCCGCGGTCGTGATCGGCCTCACCGCAGCTGGCTTTTTGGGGACGTTCGTGACACTGCCCTGGATCGTCTTCGGAATGTTCTTCGTGACGAGAACCATCGGTTGATCCTAACCCGTCGTGATGACGTAGTTGACTGCGTGATAGGCGGGAGCGTCGAGCGGAGCCGTCGTCGGCCCCGGCCCCACCTTCACTCCGGTGCCCGAGGAACCCATCCCCAGCACCTCGGCGGCGTTGTGAGATCCGTCCTGCACGATCAGGTTGCCGTTCGGGGGACTCTGGACGCCGCCGATGATCCCGCCGCTGTGAGAGTGACCTGGGTCGGTAACCGTGTGCCTGTGCTTGGGGCCTCGATTGGCGAGAGCCTGGCCGTCGTTCTGGGTCACCGCCGTCAGCGTCTGCCCGACCCCAAACAGGGTCCGGTCGCGGTAGTCGGGCAGGTTGAACGAGTTGATGTCGACCGCCCCGTAGGTGGTGCCGATGGCGTCGAAGAGGGCCGGGTAGGTCAGCCTCGACACCGACTGTCCCTGGCAGAGGAGCGACCCCGGCGGTGGCGACGGCCCGGCGAAGGGGAGCACGATCCCTGCCGTCAGGTTCCGTACCGACCCCGTCCCCGGCGAGAAGGTGCCGAAGATCGAGGAGGCCGGAAGCTGGATTCCCGACTGCTCGATGTAGCGCTTCAGCCAGGAGAGGAACTCGGGCGGGAAGACGGTCGGGTCGCCGAGCGTGTACTCGGCTGCTCCCTTGCGGCGCTCGACATCGACGATCCCCTCGACGTTGCTCACGTCGTCACCTTGGCCCGATCCTGGGAGGTGTGCTCGACGCCGATGGAGTAGACGCGGGTGATCCGCGAGGCGGTCAGGTCGCTGACCCTGACCATCACCCCGAAGGCCCTCTTGCCGACCGGGAGCTTCTTACGGGTGTACTCGCTGCAGTCGGGCAGCGTCCCCGCGTTCGACCATCCGGTCACCGAGCCTGTCGAGATGTCGATGTCCTCGGGCGTCGGCGGGTCGGTCCGGTACTCGACCGTGAGTCCGTTCGCGCCCGGTGTCCGCACGAACGACTGGTGGTGGTAGGAGACGAAGAGGTTCCTGATCCGCTCCATCCCCTCGTCCCGCTGCAGCCTGTTGAAGCCCGTCGTCAGCGAGGCGTGAACCTCGACCCCGTTCCCGTCCACGTAGTCGGGCAGCGGTGAGGGGGGAGGGATCACGTCTTGGAACATCCGCGAGGTGCGGACGAGCTTGTTCGCCGTCAGGTGCCCGGCCCAGGACTGCTCCATCGCCGACTCGGAGGGGATGTAGCAGGTCGCCGGGTAGTTCGTGAAGCGGAACCAGGAGCGCGTGTTGAGGTCGCAGACGAGGGTGAAGTTGACCGCCGTCGCGGGAGGCGCGGTGCAGTTCAGGGTCACGATCAGGTAGTCGAGGAAGGTGCCGCAGGAGACGCCGTTCGCCGCGATCCGGTAGCCGTAGCCGAGCCGCCAGAAGTCTCCGATCCCGCCAAGCTCGGTCAGGTTCCTGACCGTCGAGCCGTCGGTCAGGAAGACGCCGCGCTCGTCGGCGAAGACGATGTTCTCGCGCCAGGGAACGATGGTCTGGGCCTGGGTCGAGCCGACCTGCTCGGTCAGCGTCTCGGTGAACATGTCGGTGTCGACATCGACGGCGGGAGGGATCGATCCTCTGATCCGCTCGATGGCCGAAGGGTGGTAGACGAGGATCTGGCCTGCCATCGGGGCGAGTCCATCGACCTCGTTGTTGGTCCCGATCCACGACACCGAGTCCCAGGCCGCGAGCGGACCGCCGTCCTCCTCCAGCTGGGAGAAGTAGACCTTCGAGGGAGCGGCAGGATCCCCGCCGACGACGAGCCGTGACTTGTAGGCGATCCCCACCTTCGCCTTCGGGGTCGAGGCGTGAGCGTTCGCGACGGTGACCGTGGTGCCGTCGTAGGTCACGACCTTCGGCACGGTCAGGCCAGCGCCGTCGAAGAAGTAGACGCGGTCGTTCAGCTTGACCCCGTTCTGGACCATCGTCGCCGGGCCTGCCCCGACCGAGGTCGCGACTCCGGTCGTCAGGTTCACGTCCCAGATCTGGGAGTTGGCGACGACGAGCAGCTTCTCGCCCTTGACGAAGGAGGCGTGGTAGCCGCCCTGGATCGTGCCCCCGAGCGAGGTCGGGCTGAAGTACTCCCAGGCCCCGCGCTGCTCGACCCGCGCCCCCTTGCGATTCGGGATCGCGTCGACCATGTCCCAGAGGTAGCCCGAGGGGAGGGAGTCGGAGGCGAAGTCCCTCGCGAACCCCTTGATGTCCTTGAAGATCTCCAGAGGCTGGGCCACGGCCTAGCCTCCCGCGTAGTAGCTCAGGTCCGGCACCGCGCCGACCGTTCGCAGAGGGTTGCGCCGCCGGGTGCCGCCGGGCGTGACCCGCTTCTTCAGGATCCGCTTGATCTTCGCGATCTCGCCGCTCATCCCGTCCTGGCCCTCGTACTGGACGCGCCACTTCTCCCCGTTCCCCGACGCCTCATGCTGCATGTACTCGCCGCCCTTCCAGAGGCAGTAGGTGATGATCGTCGGGTGGAACTCCTCCGCCAGACCGCCGTAGAGCGGGTCGGACGGGGACTGTGTCCCGGCGCTCATCTTCTGGGGCCGGAAGACGCCGATCACCCGCAGCGTCTGCTCGCCGACGGGCGACACCCAGAGCATCGGCTCTGTCCAGGCGTAGCCCCTGACCCCCTGGCGCTGGAGGGCCTCGATGTCCTCCCGCGTGTAGCGGTCGAGGTAGTTCCCGTTCGCGTCGGCGAGGTCGAGCAGGGAGATGATCGAGAGCGTCGACATGTCGTGGGTGATCGTGTCGGGCGTCGTCGTCATGTTGATGATCCGCGCTCCCGCGTGGGTGCGAGCGGAGATGTCGGTGATCGCCTCGAAGATCAGGTCCTGGGCGAACTGCGTCTCGGAGAAGGTGGTGTCGTCCTGCAGCCCCAGGGTGAACTGGATCCGGGTCAGGATCTGGTCGCGGGTCACTCGATGACCTGCTGGATCTGCTCGACCATCTCCTCGGTCAGACCGACGCCGACCTGCCCGTTCTCGGGCGGCTCGTAGGAGGCGAGCTTCTCCTCCAACTCCGCGATCCTCACGTCCCGCGCCTCGATCTCCATGATCAGGGCGCGACGGGTGACCTCCAGGTCACCGATGGCTGCGAGCATGAGTTCGTGCTGGTTCATTGGTGTCCTTTCATCAGGCGACCCTAACCGGGACAGCCCGGATCTGGCGAGCGAAGGCGGAGAGGGTGGCGCTGTTCGTCTTCATCAGCATCCGTGCGGTTGTAGCCGACGCCACCGTCCAGTTCGACTTACGCCAGGCGGTCATCGCGAGTGGCGCAGAGGTGGCGAGCGAGTCAAGCCGAGCGCCAGCCGAGTCTGCGTCCGCGACGGCAGCGTTGTTGTAGCTCAGGCCGACCTGCGCGTTTGCGCCGCCGCCAGAGTGATAGAAGCTCGCCCCGAACTCAACGTCGTAAATCCCCGCTCGCGGGAACGTCAGCGTCGGCCCCGAGACGAAGACGTAGGACGTGGAGGCAGAGCTATCTACTGCGGCACCGCTGGCGAGCAGCGGCCCCCCGCCGATGAAGACCCACTTGTAGGCGTCCGCGATCCCGGCGACGTAGCGGAACCGCCAGATGTAGGTCGGGGCGGTAAGCGAGTCGACAAGGGTCGCGATCTGGCCGTCGACGGGGGAGGCCGGGAGGGTGGTTGCGTAGTCGCCTGCAACCGCGAGCGCCCCGTCCGTCTTCAGGACGCCAGTGGCGGCGCGATAGAGGTAGGTGTCGAACGCCGAGCCGAAGTAGAGTTTGGCACCCGTGCCAGCGTTGTCGATGACCGCCCCGGCACCCATGTAGAGACTTCCATCAGTCTTCAGATTCCCGGCGCTGATTCGGTAGAGGTTCGCGTCGGCCCCGACACCGAAGTAGATCGCGGCGGCACCGCCGACGCCGATTGCGCCGATGTCTACCTGTCCGGCGAGGGTGTCCCCGATTCGCGCCCGACCGCTGATCCCCAGCACGTTCGCTGACTGGCGGTAGACCTGGCAGTCGGAGAGTTGGCCGAAGTAGAGCTTGCTTCCCGTACCCGAGTTGTCAACGACAAGATCGGTGCCGACGTAAACCCTCTGCCCAACGATGAACCTGCCGTAGGTCGTAAGCTCCCCGACCCCGCTGCGTACCAGTTGCGTGTCCCCCGCCGCGTTACCCGGCCCCCAGTTCATCGAGCCGTCGTTGCCTTGCGTGTAGCGGTAGGCGGTGTCTCCGTTGGCTGCTGCCGCGATGATCGCGCTTCCGGGCGTCCTCGCGTTGAACTCCAAGAACGTGGTGATGTTGAGGCCACCCTCGATCCGCAACTGCCCCGCTGCGGAGCGGCGAAGCTCAACGTCGATCCCCGCCGAGACTCCCGGCCCCCAATACATGTGACCGTCGTTGCTGAGGGTGTAGCGCTGGTCTATGTCGCCTGCCCCACGGGCGAGGATGACGCCGTTCCCGACCGGGTTGCTGTTGTGGTAGATGTAGCTCCCGGCCCCCAGGTTGAGGATGCCCGTAGTCGTCAACGACCCGGCCCGAAGCTCTCCGTTCGTCGCAAGAACTCCCGCGCCGAGGCGATAGAGGGACGTGTCGCCAGCCTGGAAGGTGATCCCCGACATCCCGCTTGGGCCGACGTTGCCTAGGGCCACCTCGGTCGCCGTCGCCTGACGCGCCTTGATCTCGCCGCCAGCGTTGAAGAAGCCTGCCGTGTAGAGGGTGAACGCCGCCGAGCGGTAGAGCAGGGTGTCCGCCGCCGAGCCGAAGTAGACCTTGCCGTCCGAGGCGATGGCGATCAGTCCCGCCCCACCGAAGTTGACGTTTAGCTGCCCGGTGATGTTCAGGTGCCCGTCCGTCTTCAGGGTGTTCACGGCCGAGCGGTAGAGGTTCGTGTCGGGAGCGGTCGAGCCGCCCACGCCAAACTCCATCTTCCCGTCGGCGAGGAGACGGAAGGCAGGCTGGGTGTCCCCGGCTGAGAAGCGGTTGCGGATCAGGAGCGAGGTCGCCGGGGTGACGACCACGTCGGCAGGGATCCCGACCGCCGCCGCGAGGCCGTTCTCCAGCTTGTTCATGTTGGCGGCGTTCGCCGGGGTGACGCCGTCAGTCCAGATGGTGGGCGTGTAGGCCATCAGACCGGAGTATGGACGTAGGGACGGATCACATCAGCCCCTCTCTACGGTGGGAACGAGCAGCACGTCCTCTTCGTCTGTCGGTGCCAGCACGACGCTCCCCTCTGCGGTGGGAGCGAGCGCGATCACTCCCTCGCTCGTCGGGACGAGGATCCAGGCTCCTTCTGTCGTCGGCGGCAGGAGGACATTGCCGGGGATCGTCTGGGTCAGCCAGGCGATCCTCATCTTGGCGCTGACCAGAGCCTTGCCCTGGATCAGGGCCGCGAGCGCGAGCCGCAGGTTGAGCGGCGGCAGGATCTCCGCCTTGCCCTGGATCCCCGCCGCGAGCGCCAGCCTGAGGACGGCCTGGGCCTGGAGGTTCGCCTGCCCCTGGATCCCTGCCGCGAAGGGGAGGCTCGTCCGCAGGAGAGCGTCGATCTGGGTCTGACCCTGAACGCTGACCGGGTAGTTGACGGTCCTGACCGTGTCGGCGAAGACCCTCGCGAAGGGGCCGTCGGTGATCCCGATCAGGAAGGTGCCGATGATGTGCTCGCCGATCAGCGGCACGACCGCCTGGATCCGAACGTCGAGCATGATCACCCGCGAGGACTGGGCGACGATGGCTCCCGAGCGAGCGATGCTGACCGCCATCGACTTGGTCGAGCCTCCGTCGATCCCGACCTGGCCCTGTCCCTGGACGCTGACCCCGAGTCCGACCGTGCGCCCAAGCGCGGCTGTGACCTGGGCCTGTCCCTGGATCAGGGAGCTTGCCGGGAGCGCCGTCCTGATGTCGGGCGCGACGAGGGCCTGTCCCGAGATCGCGGCAGCGAACTGGGTGTAGGTGATGACCGAGGAGATCGAGAGGTCGGCTGCGACCTGGGCCTGACCCTGAGCCGAAGCGGCCATCGTCGCCACGACCGAAGCCCGGATCAGATCGGCGCTGACCGCCCCCACCCCTGAGACGGGGACGGCGAGGCCGCGAACCTCGTTCGCCTGAGCGACGAGCGCCGCCGCCCTGGTGATGTCAACGGCGACCCCGCGCACGACCGCGAGCGAGGCCCCAACGCTCGCCTGCCCCGCGATCAGGCCGTCGAGAACGTCGAGATGGATCGTCGTCAGATCGACGGCGAGGATGTCCTCGTCGCCGATCAGGAAGGTGCCGATCAGATGCTCCCCGGCGTAGGGGACGTTCGTCGTGATGTCGATGGCGAACGAGACGGGAGGAACCTGCTGGCCGAGAACGGCAGCAGCCCCGACGACCGTGGCGTCGAAGGGGACGATCTTGTTCAGGGAGGGAGCGACCACCGCCGCCCCTGCCACGCCGACGTTGCCGAGGACGTTGATCAGCGGGACTTCCTCGACCTCGATGGTGACGGCCCGGTAGGCCGCGTTCGAGGAGGTGACGGTGACCGTGTCGGCGGTCGGGTTCGAGGTCAGCGGCGCGAGGGAGTGGACGCTCATCAGGGCCGAAGCCCCGGCAGGCTGGATCGACTGGTTCGTCCACCCCGCTGGCGGTGTCCCGACCGCCGTGATCGCCACCGTACGGGTGCCGACACGAACCCCGAAGGAGGTGCTGGCACCACCGCCGTTGTTCAGCGCCAGGGCAGGGTAGATGATCGTCTGAGTGTTGTTGCCGTTCCCGACCGAGGAGCGAGCAGCCGAGGTCTGGAGCTTGTTCGACCCCCCGGCGCGGAGGACGAGGACGCAGATGTGGGTCGCGTTCGTGAAGACCCCGGTCGTCGTCGTTGTCGCAGTGGCGACGAAGCTGACGACCGTCAGCCCGATGGCGTTCGCGAGGCCCGACTGGATCGTGGCCCAGGCCGGGACGGTGCCGCCTGCGGCAGGAACGCTAGGCGCGGCGGCGGTGCCCCGCGCCGAGACGATGATCAGATCGCCGACGTTGTGCGCCGGGATCGCGACGGAGGTAGCCGCCGCCGATGCCTGCCCGACGACTGACGCCACGGTCTACGTGTCCGTGTAGGAGAACGCTCCGATGTTGATCTGCGCCGTGTCGCCCGAGAGGACAGCCTTGGCCGTCGTGAAGTCGCCCCAGAGGAGCAGGTTGTCCGCCGCCGACTTCGCGTTGCCGTCGAAGACCGCCAGCTGCGGGATCACGGCAGCGGCGTTCCAGTTGGCGGTGGCCGTGACCCAGGTGATCGCGGTCGAGTTCACCTTCGCGGCCATCCCGACGATGGAGGCGAAGTTCGTCACGTTGTTGACCTTCGAGACGCGGTCGTAGGAGCCGCCCGTCACCTCTCCCGCCGTGTTGCCGACGTAGGCCGACATGTTCGTCCCCGCCGCGGTCGTCCAAAGGCCGAAGTAGACGGTGCCCGGCGCGGCGAAGGCGACGGCCCCGAGAACCTCGTTCCGCAGCGACTGGGAGAAGTAGTTCGACTTCCCGCTCGCCATCAGGAGCAGGTCGAAGCGCTTCTTGAGGCGCTTGAGCATCTCGCGAGGGAGGTCCGCGTCCTTGAGCGGATCCCTCAGAAGCTCCGCCGCCGCACCAGGATGGAGGCGGACCGGAGCGAATCTCACTGGCTGAAGTACTGCGTCCATGTCAAGCCTCCGTTGAAGTTTGGCCGTGGATCTCGTCCACCTCTAGCTCGACGATGTTGAGATCCTCCTGCACCGGGTCGTCTGGCCCCGCAACCCGGAAGCCTTCGCCGTCGTCGACCAAGCGGACAGGCCCGGACGGCATCTCCGCATAGTGGGCGGTGATCCCGTCGATGGTCTGGATCGACTTCGGACCCGAGTAGAGGTCGCCGGGCTTCAGCTTTCGGGGAGCCATAGGTCACTCATCCTGGTCAACTCGTCGGACAGACTCACACGCGAGCCGATCACCTCTTCGCCGACATCGTCGTGGCCCAACTGGATCAGCTGAAGCTCCTTGACGGGGAAGCCACAGGTGCCGCAGTTGTCGGGGAAGGCCCCCTGGGGACGGAGATCGGCGAAGCATTGGATGCAGAGATGGCCGAGCCGCAGCCACTCGAAGCCCTCGCGGGTGAAGGTGATCTTCGGCTCGTAGGCTTGGCGACCGCCCGAGAGTTGGCGCACCCGCGAGCGCTCCCCCTCGTCGATGTCGACGATCAGCCCTTCGAGGTAGCTCACGCAGGGACCTCCTCGACCTGCTGGTCCTTCAGCGTCTCCTCCAGGGCCTCGATCACGGCCTCGCGCTTGGGGCCGAAGACGCGCTCGTAGGAGAGAGCCTCGCTGAGATCGAAGCCCATCTCGACGAGGTTCGCGACAAGCTGGAAGGCGGGAAGCTCGGAGGTGTCCCAGGACGGGAAGGGGGAGGCGAGCGGCTTCTCGGTCGCGATGAAGAAGTCGTTGAGCGGCTCCAGTTCGAGCAGCTTCGCCTCGACGAGCGCCCTCTCTTCCTCGCCCTCGATCCACTCGGTGTCGAAGACGGAGAGGCGGTAGAGCACGTCGGCGGGTGTCGCCTCGTCGATGTGCTGGTAGCGACCGCGGAAGGGGAAGACCTTCAGCGCCTTCTCGATCTCGACCTCGTAGATGGCGGCGTCCGCCGCAGGCTTGAACTTGGCGTAGATCGGCTCGGTCGTGACCTGGATCGATCCGTCGCCCATCCCCTGCTGGCGCTGGACGCGAACCTGAATCCCGTACTCGCCGTACTGGCTGATCGCTCGCATGCTGCCTCCTTGGCCTCGGGACTTTCGGGGAGCCACGGCCCGAGGCCGCGGATCCGTGACTCCCCGATGCTACGTCCTACGCGATGCCCGTGAGCAGGCCGTGCGTCTTCTCCTGCGCGATGGTCCAGCTGGACTCGGTCATGTACTCCGCTGCGACCCGGTCCATGCCCGGCCCCTGACGGTTGGTCAGGAGCTTCGTGTCGCGGTCCCTGAGGGGACGCCGCTCGACGTTCGAGAGGTCGACGACGAAGAGGTTGCCGTTGAACCCCGCCGCGCCGGACGGGTAGTTCGACCACTCCTTCTTGACGACCACCGGGATCAGGGTGCCGAAGACTCCTGAGAGGAAGCCGTCGACCTGGACGCCGTGAACCTTCTCGTTCGACGGCTTCCAGAACGCGCCCTGGCCCGAGCGGTTGAAGCGCGAGATGTAGTACGCGCCGATGGTGCCCGTGTAGATGACCTTCTCGGGGCCACCCTTGGCGAGCACCGTGGCGAGGAACTGGTCGAGGAAGTCGGACGTGAGTTCCCCGGCCACGTTCTGCTTGTTCGTCTGGATGAACTCGTAGAGTCCACCCGCCGACCCGGTGACATCGTCACCCGAGGCCACGACGAAGTCGCGAGCGCCGTAGAAGCCGTTGGCCTCCAGCTTCCGCTTGTGCTCGACCAGCTTGCGAGCGGCCTCCTTCGCAGGCTCGCGTCCGCCGTACAACTCGATGGCGGTCGCCGTGCCCGAGAACACCCAGGACGTGCGATGGATCTGGGTGTAGTTGAAGCCGAGCACCCGCTGGCTGTACTTCATCTGCGGGATGTCCGCGCCCTGCTTCTGCGCGTCTCCCACGATCAGCAGCTTGTCGCCCGTCAGTCCGGCGACAGAGGCGGCAGGCATGTTGCCCCACGACGGCACGACCGTCAGTGAGCCTGCCGCGTTCGCGGTGACGAGGAGCGCCTCGCCTGTCCGCATGTTCCGCACCACGTCCTGGGCCTGGACGGAGACTCCGTCCGTTCCGGAGACGACGACCGTGGTCGCGCCTGCCGTGTGACCCGCGGTCAAGGTGATGACCGTGTTGACGTACTGCTCCTCCAGCCAGTTGACCTTCTCGCGTGTCGCCACGCGGTTGGTCGACCGCTGGGTCATGGTCGTGAACTGGGTCTGATCCGGATCCAGAAGACGCATCTTCGGATCCATGTCCACGACCTTCTCGTCCGCGACGAACTCTTCCGTCTGGACGAATGCTCCTACGGCGATGTCCGCCATGAGAACTCCCTGGTCGAGTTTGGTTTCTGACTCGTCTCCGTCGGGAGTACCGCAAGGCGGTTCCTCAGGGGATCTATGGCCCGACCGTGCCGCCTTGGCGGTGGTCATGGGGGCTGGCCGGATACTAGACCAGCCCCCCGGACAGCGCTACTCCCTGCCGTAGGTGGGACGGTTGCCGTCCCAGCCGCGCTCCTCGATCTCGGTGTCGAAGTCCTCCCACCACTTGCTCTTCTTCGGCTGATCGACGCGGGGTCCGCCCTGCTGGATCCCGGCAGCGGCCTCTCGCAGCTTCTCCTCCTGCACCCGCTGGGCGACCACGTCGTCGGTCTTCGCCTTCTGGACGGTGGTCTGTCCCTGGGCGACGAGATCGAAGACGGCGCGGGTCGCGATCCTCCGCACATCCTCGTCGCGGGACATCATCCCGACGACCGCCGGGTGGGTGTTGCCAAGCTCCTCCGCCTTGGCGAGGATCAGCGGCCCGTGCTGCTCGATGTTGAGGCCGAGCGAGGAGAAGGTCTGGCCGAGCGCGGCGGTGTACGTCTCCTGCTCGTCGGGCTGGGGGGCCGAGACGACCTGCAGGACCTGCGAGTGGAAGGCGCGAGCGCGTCGGGCTTCGACCTCGCCGAGCGTTGCCCAGCGATCCATGATCGTGGCGTAGAGGTCGGGCCTCTGCTGCTGGAGCGCGTTGTAGGCCCACTCGGAGGGGTCGTTGGCGGAGATCGCCTCGTTGACCCACTCGTCCTCCTCGGGGGTCAGCGCCCCCGGCGTGTTGAGCGCGTCGATCCTCTGCTGGATCTCCCGCTCCTCGGCCTGCCGCTGCAGGTCACGCGCCTCCTCGGCCTTCTTGCCGAGCAGCTTCTCCTTCTCGTAGGCGGCTCTCGCCACCTTGGCGGTCTGCTCGTTCGTGAGGTCGAGGTCGTCGCCGTACTGCTTCTTGGCCCAGGCGGCGTACGGCTCCTCTACTGGCTCGTCGGAAACCTCCTCAGGGGTTTCCGACACGCCTTCTTCGGCAGGCTGCTCTTCCGGTTCTGCTCCCTCTTCCTGAGGTGGCGTTTCGGGAAGAGGCTCCTCCTCGGGCGGTGTGTCGGTCGCGATCTCGGCGACGGGCTTCGACTCGGGAACCTCGGTCGGGAACGGCTCCTGCTTCTCTGCCTCGGGCTTCGCTCCGAAGATCTCCTCGTTGAAGAAGTCCTCCACCTCGCGCTCGGCGTCTGCGGCCTCAGTCATCGATCATCTCCTCCTCCTCTTCGATCTCCACGCCTTGGGAGCGCAGATAGGTGATCAGCTTCCGCTCCGCCCCGATGGGCATCGCGATCTGCCAGCGGAGGATGAAGAGACAGCCGCGCCAGAAGTCGATGGCTCTCTGGTCGACAGCGCCGGGTCCCTTCACCTCCTGCAGCATCCGCTTCTCGATCCGAGCGATCTCGCGATGGTGCTCTGCGACGTACTCGGGCCAGTTCGGATTCTTTGTCAGCCCCGACAACGCTGCTTGCCGTCGAGTGAGTTCCTCTCGGGCCTCGCGGGACATCGGCATCCAGCCAGGCTACTGCGTCTTGCCCACCTGTGCCATCTGAGCCTGCGCGAAGGAGTCGGGCGACATCGAGAGTCCGCCCCCCGGAGGAGCGGTCATCCCGGCGGGATTCCCTGGGACAGACTGGGCGGGTTGGGCCACCGGGGAAGGTGGCGTCCCAACCCCACCAGGCGGGGACCCGGCGGCAGCGGGGGAGGCTGCTGCACCCTGTGTCCCAGGGCCGTGCGCGAAGTACTTCTCCGTATCCTGTACACCGTAGCTCTTGAGGAAGTCCTCCATGAAGGCCTTCAGGTTCAAGGGCATCACCTGGCTCGCGTTGACCGCCGTCTGGAACTTGGCCTGCTCCTCGGCTCGCTTCTCCTGGCGCAGCATCGAGTCGTCCATGACGGAGATCTTGCAGTCGAAGTCGCCCTGCAGATCGAGCGGTGAGAGGAGCAAGAGGCGGCGGTTGCCCTCCTTGCCCATCACGCTGATGGCGCGGTCGCCGCGCATCATCTGGCCCATCACCTGGAGGAACTGCTCCCCGATCTGCTCGTAGGCCCAGGTGTAATGCTGCTTCCTCGCGCTGATGATCTTCTGCGCGATGGAGGTGATGATCGACATCCCGGTCGCGGTCGTCTGGTCGATGGTTCCCGAGGAGACGCCACCCGCCATCGGCAGACCGCCCATGATGTTCTGGAGGTCGCCCTTGATCAGCTGCTCGCGCTGGATCGTCGTGTTGCCGATGTTCGGGTCGATGGGCAAGGTGCTGACCTGGCCCGGATCCTCGACGAACCACTGAGCGCCGGGGTGGAACTCGAAGCTGTCGGGATCCTCCACGTCGGAGCGGATCAGGGTGATCAGGTTCCCGGCCAGGCGCGTGTTGTCGATGGCCTGGTTCTGCACCGTCCACAGCATCTGCTGCAGCTGGCCGAGGGCCTCGACGACGGAGATCCCGTCCATCTGGAAGGCGTCCGGCATCGCCGAGCAGACGACGAAGGGCTTGCGTCCGTGGCGGTAGGGATTGGGGATGTCCTGCAGGACGACCTTGCGGTTGCCGACCGTGATCACGCGCTCGTCGGTCCAGTACTCCAGCACCTCGATCAGGCCCTTCGTCCTGTCCTGGTTTCGGAGGATCTGCTCCCGCTCCCCGTAGCCCGTCTGGGCCGCGATGTTCTGCGTCTCCTTCAGCTGCTCGCAGTTCTTGTACAGCCCGGCGACCTGCATCGCGTAGAGCGCGTCGTAGGTCTGCCAGGAGCGGTCGATCACCCAGGCCGCGTCATCGACGTTGGTTGCCGACTCGGGCCGGAAGAAGTCGCGCACGTCGCGCACCGTCATCGTCGGGCCGTCGAAGACGGTCACGCTCTGCTCCTCCTCCTGGGTCGAGGGGAAGGAGTGGACGACGCTCCCGAACTGGTCGAGGATCTGGGCCTCGACCGGAGTCAGGACCATCCTCTTCGTCTTCTTCGTCCGCCAGCCGATCTTGGCGACCGTCTTCCCGGCAACGAGGTCCTGCTGCATGAAGGGCCGCTGCTTCATCGCGAAGTCGTCGTTGTCCATCGCCCACTGGAGCGCGTCGGAGGCGATCTCGCCACCGCCGAGCCGGGCCATGATCACCTCAATCGCCTCGAACGGCTGTGGACGCGGGGTCACGTTCCACATCGGGTTCGGGTCGAGCATCGTCGCGATCATCCCCTCGATGGTCTGGAGGATGTAGGGCGTCGTCAGGTTCGAGCGCCAGTTGTCGGCCTCGTCGGTCTTCAGTTCGGCCATCCCGCGGTAGGCGCGGTAGCGGCGCTCGACCTTGTCGACGTAGTTCTGCGAGAACTGCTCCGCCGACTGCTGGGCAGCGACGACCATGTCGAGCGCCGTCGAGTACTCCAGCGTCGGCTCGTACGGATCGTGGAGGTTCTCAGCCACCGAGCGCGGACTTCAGCTTGTCGGTCTTCTGCGACTCGGTCGCCAGGATCTTCTGCAGGTCGGCCTGGACCTTGTCGATCATGTGGGAGCGGACATCGTTCGTGTCCACCGTCCCCGCCTGACGAAGGATGTCGATGGCCTCTCTGACCATCGAGAGCGGGTCGCTGCTGGTGTCGTCGGCGGGAGCGTCGGAGGCTGACGCCTCTTCCCCTGCCATCGGCCCCTGAGCGGTGAGGTCTTGCGAGCCGCCTCCGCCGCCACCGGAGAGCGCCGCCATCAGCGCCGGGGGAAGCCCACCGCCGCCGCTCGGATCGGGAGGTCCGCCACCCATGCTCGGGTCAGGAGCGCCCGGAGGTGGTCCCATCTGTGTCGGATCCATCATCTGGCTCACGGTCTGCTCCTCAGGTTGAGATCAGCCTGATCGTAGGGAAAGAGCCAGACGGCTCACTCCCACTGGTAGGTCGCACGATACTTCGTTCGCCGCTTCTTGACCCGCCTGCGCGAGTCGTGGGCGTGGTGGCCGTAGATCCGGTAAAGCTCAAGCGCCAGGCAGAGCGCCATCACGCGGTCGTCGTTCGCGCCGTCGGCGGCTCGCGGCGAGGGGTTCACGTCGCGGCGGACGAAGGTCTTGCATTCGAGGATCAGGGCCTCGGGCATGTGGGGCAGCGTCTTCTCGCGGATCCACTGCTCGGCCTGGTTGATGATCTGCGGCCTCGTCTTGGTTGTGATCGGGAAGCCGTAGGTGATGTGCTGCTTGAAGTCGGGCCGATCCTCGATCCGGTGGCGGTAGAGCTTCGGGTAGGGCGGACGGCCTTTCCGCCCATCCCGAAGGCTGAGGACGACAGGCTCGCCGTAGCCGCCGCCCATCTCGGGCGCGATCCGGGCCGTGTTGAACATCCGGCCCAGGAAGTGGGCCTGCTCGGCGACGAGGTCGGGGTCGATCCTGGCGTGGAACTCGGCGGCGATGTTGCCGTTGGTGAGGTCGATCACGTACATGCAGGAGTAGTCGGCCCCGCGGCCCGTCGCGACATCGACCGAGATCGCGTAGTCGCGCCCCGGCACCGGGTGGTCGTAGAGGTGGATCCAGCCGTCCTTGCGCCGGGTCACCTTCGCCCTCTTGCCGTCCTCGTCGACCATGAACTGGAAGCGGAACTCGGGCTTGCGCGTCTTCTGCGCGTACCAGGAGAGCGCCTCGGAGTCGAACCAGCAGCCTGCCGTGCCGAGGAAGGCGTCGGCGGGAGTGAGCGGGTACTGCTCGGCCCGGTCGAACTCGGGCAGCGCCTTGGCGATCCGCTCGTACCACTTCTCGTCGCGATTGGGATGGAGGTTCCAGGGTAGGAAGATCGTGTGGACCCCCCGGTCATCCGCGTTCATCCAGAGGTCGTAGAAGGTGCCGCCGATCCCGTTCGCGGTCGAGACGATGATGATCTGACCGCCGTCGGCGATGACGGGGATGAAGGCCTTCCATCCCTCCTCGGCGTAGGCGTGACGGGCATGCTCGTCGAGGATGACGAGGGTGGCGACCTGCCCATGTCCGGCCTTCGGGGTCGAGGGCATCGCGATCAGGGAAGAGATCTGTCCACTTGGGTGCTTCAACTCAATCCGAGTCGATGGCCTCCCTTTCTGCGGTCGTATTACCTCGACCTCGAACCGGAGATGCTCGGGCAGGGACTCGAACAGATCCCAGGCCCGACCGATCAGGACTGAGGCCTCCGTCTCGTTGATCGAGACTGCGAGCGCGTTCGTGCCCGGCGTCGTCAGCACCTTCCAGAGCGCGTAGCCGATAGCCATCCATGAGATCCCCAGCTGCCGCGCCTTCAGGGCGAGCGTGATCTGGTTCATCCGGAAGTCGTCGAGCACGTCCCCCTGCCAGGCCCAGCCCGACTCCTCACTGAAGTCGAACGAGAAGACCTCGCCCGTCCTCGCGTCGGTCGCCGAGGCGTGTTGGAGCAGGAACTGGGGAGCGGCGAGAGCGGCGGTGCGCTCCTTGTCCATCTGCTCGAACCGGGTCTTCGCGATCTGGAAGGCTTCGCGCTGCTCCTGATCGAGTTCGACCGTCGTCACGGCTAGTAGACTAGCCCCTTACCCACACAGACGTAGAGCCAGGGTCCTTCTTTTAAAGGTCCCGCCGTTGCCCACGAACTGGTGCCTCTTTAGGAAGTCCCTGGCCCTCGTCCGACATATCGGAGGTGACCCGATGAGGCGCATTCTACTCGCGCTCGCAATACTCGCCGTGCTTGTGTTCAGCAGCATCGCCACGGCGGACAACTACGGCACGACGAGGTCCCAGTACGCGAAGTCGAAGGCGATGGTGATGGCGACCTTCGGCCCTCGCTACGGCCCGGTCATGGTCCGCTGCATGGACCGCGAGTCCGGCGGCAACCCGCATGCCTCGAACTGGGGCGACTCGAACGGCGGCTCCTTCGGCCTGCTGCAGCTGAACGGTGCCCACCGCTGGCGGTCCGAATCGATGGCACAGTTCCGTGCCAGAATGTGGAACCCAGTGACGCACCTTCAGGCCGCGAAGCGCCTGTTCGATTCCTCGGGCCTCGCGCCCTGGGGCGGAGGTTGTTGATGACCGAGTTCGTGAAGAAGCCCATCGTGGTCGAGGCGTATCAGTGGACGGGCGAGAACGAGGAGGAGATCCGCGCCTTCGCTGGACTTGCGATCCTCCACGCCGACGAGACGCATCTACTGATCGAGACGGCGACCGACGACGAGCCATCGCAGGCGATGGTCTATCCCGGCGACTGGGTCGTCAAGGACGTGGTCGGCAGGTTCTACCCCTGCAAGGACGAGGTCTTCCGGGCGACCCACGAAGAGGTCAGTCCACCGAGCGAAGAAGACGCAGGAGCGTCTGCCACTCCTGAAGACCTGCCTTAAGGCGGTACGTCTCCCGCTGCGATGGAGTCGAGAGTCCTGGGGTGAGGGCGGCGAGGAGCGCGAATGCCGCCCTTGCCCCACCCCCGTTGTTGGGCATCACGACGAGGCCCTGGCCGACGAGCGCCCCGGCCTGGTTGTTGTTCAGGTTGACCCCATCCTTCCGTGAGAACGGGGCGTAGGCCCCGACCTGCGCGTCGGTCGGATTCAGGACCGTGAAGAGCGGCATTACGTCACCGGGAGGATCAAGTCACGGTCGCCGTGCTTGAAGACCCAGTGGAACTGGCAGAGGTTCTCCGCCGAGACATCGACCCCGTTCACCGTCAGGAGCGACTTGTAGCCGCAGGGGTTGTTCTGGATCGCGTCGTTGAACGGGTTCGGCTGCGCCGAGGGGGTGAGGAAGCCCGGCATCGAGACGGTCGCCCTCGTCCCGCGAGCGGGGGCCGCGCAGGGCATCAGGCCTTGACCTCACCCACGGGCTTGGGCTTCGGATCCGCTGGCCTCTTCGGCGCGGGAGCCTTGCGCTGCTCGGGAGGCGTGTAGTCCTCGATCCGGATCAGCTGCTCGCCGTGGCCGAAGGCCTGGATGAAGTGGAGCGAGCAGTACTCGCCGCCGTCGGGGCCGATCCAGCGAGCCTCGGAGGGATCGCCGAGCGCAGCCTGGCGCTCGACGCAGACCGGGCAGGGACTCATGTCACACCCAGCTTCGCGTTCCCGGCCAGGGTGTTCGACACCTGGACGGTGCAGTTGTAGGTGCCCGGCGCAGCCCAGGTGACCGGGTCGAGTTCGTTCGTCGCGACAGCCGTCGAGGCGGGGGTGCCGGACTCGATGGTAATCGCTGCGACCGGAACGGCTCCGCCGACGTTGAAGGCCAGCGTTCCCGTCTTGTTCGTCTCGATGGCGTAGATCCCCATCACCCCGGCGAGGCGCTGCAGCCCGGCCTGTGCTGCTCGACCGATCTGCTTCTTCGAGCCGCCCGGAGCGTTCGCGTTCGCCGAGAACCTGTTCAGCGCCGCCGTCCGCAGGTTCGCCGGGAGGCGGGTGATCAGGCTGGCTTCCTTGGCTGCGGTCAGTGGTGGCATCAGTCCTCCTCTTGGTCGAATGGATGATCGCTGGAGGGTCGGACGAGATCGCTGTTCGCCCTGTCCTTCGCCAGATACCGCTCCCGCATCTCATCGATGCCTTCGAGGCGCGACACCTTCTGCTGCAGCGTCCAGAGTCCGCGCAGGACAGCACCAACGGCGATCACAAGGACCGCCGTGATGATGTCGTTGCCGTTTCCACCGAAGAACGCGAGCATCCGCCAAGGATGACCGCCGGGTCGGTCAGTGGTCTTGGAACTGCTTCCGGATCGTCGGGATCCCTGACACCGAGTAGTTCGAGCCGTGCTTCAACTCCTTGCCCTTGCCCCAGATGTCCTCGACGTTGACCCCGATGTGGCAGTGAGGCGTGTAGCCCGAGAACTGGCCCACCTTGCCGATCCCTGCTCCCTTACCGAGGACCTTGCCGACAGCTGGTGCCGAGACGAGGTGGCCGAACCAGTACTTGATCCCGCTGACGCCCTTGGCGTAGCAGGCATCGCCGGGACTCGACGAGGAGTCCTTGTAGATCTCGATCTTCTCGGGCGCGGTCACCATCGTGCCGGGCGTCCAGACCGAGTCGGTGGCGGGGAACAAGGCGATCCCCGAAGTGGCGTGACTCAGCGCGAAGTCGAGCAGCGAGGCTCCGCCCTTCTCGACCGGGCCAAGGTCGGGGACCTTCTTGCCCTGATCGGAGGCGTACTCGGTCTGGACCTGATTGATGCAGGTCCCATCGAGCGCCTGCTCGCCAGCGTGGGCGAGGCCCTTCGGGATCACGGCAGCGCGGATCTTGTCGTAGCGTCCCTCGCCGTAGCCGTTCTTGCCAGGATCCCACTCGTCCAGCGCCCCCTCCAGCTTCTTGTTGAAGACGTTGTCCCACACGTCCGGCTCCCAGGGGATCTTGCCAAGCCGGGCCATCGCTCGCTTCAGCGCCAGGGCCGTGTTGCCCTTGTGCTTGCCGTCACCCTCGACCGAGTACGGCCCCGTGTAGGGGAAGTCAGCCTTCGAGATCGTCGCCATCAGACGGGGGTAGCTTCGACGTTGCGAGCCTCTTCGGCGGCGGCGAGGGTTTCCTGAATCGAGGCCGCGCAGGCCGGGGAGCAGAAGAACTGCTCGCCCGAGGAGATCGTCATCGGCATCGGGGTCGGCTGGTCCTTCGCCGTCGCTGGTGTCTGCTGGGTCGTCATGTTGACCCGGATCCAGCCGTCAAAGCTCTTCGGATCCAGGGAGTTCCCCGGACAGTTCGGGTTGTCGCATTCGATCTTGATCACGGTCTTTGATGTCACGCCCATCGTCGGCCTCCTTGAGGACAGATCGGATCCACGCCTCCAACAGGATGTCGGGACGCAGAGTCTCGCTCAGGTGTTCGGCTATCACGCTCATACGGCATCCCCCCCATCATGTCGCAACGAACGGCTGTGCGTGGAAGTCGGCGAGCGTGAACTCGCGCAGTCGCGGTTGCCAGCGCATCGCAACCCCTCCTCGCTTCAGCTTCACCTTGCGCCAGCCCCAGAGTTCGAGCACGGTGCCTGGTGTCGAGAGCCAGTCGATGGACTCCTGCGCTCGCTCGATCAGGATCTTGCGCTCATGGGAGGCGAAGTCGGAGCCGCAGGACTGGATCCCGACGACGCCGCGCTCGGGGTCGAGGGCGATGATGTCGATGATCCCGAACAGGTCCTGGCGGATCCCGTGAGGGCCGACGAAGGCGTTGTAGCGCTCGACGATCCCGCAGACCCGGCCCTGCTGACGAAGCTCACGGATCGTGCGCTGGGTCGGTGAGGTGCTCATTGCTCGGGCAGGGCTGGAGCGACATCCTCCAGCCCCCCTTCCTCCAACCAGGCGGTGAAGGAGTCGAGCAGGATCGGGATCACGTAGTCGCCCTCTCGATGCTCGACCCAGACAAGCTCGTCGGCGGAGTACTCAAGGTGGAAGCAGTGGCGCTCGCTCGGTGAGAGCCGCATGTCGGTCGCGACCCGGACGTACTGAGCGCCGGGGTCGACGTAGACGCGGAGAGCGGTGTCTAGCTTCATTCGACCGCGTAGGTGAAGACGACTGCCTTCTTGGCCCACATCGATGTCTCCTCCAGCTTCGTCAGCGCCAGAGAGCGGAAGCGGGATTCGGGAAGCTGGTGGAGCATGTCGCTGACGTTCAGCATCTGCCGCGTCACCTCGTCCAGCATCTCGGCCTGCTCTTCGTTCGGTGCTCGGTTGGTGAACAGGTCTTCCATCTGGTCCTCTCGTCAGGGTTCACGGAGGGGGGAGCGTCGGCTCCCCCCACGTCTTACTTCTCTTCGGCCTTCTCGGCCTTCTTCTCCTCGGACTTCGCAGCCTTGGCTGCGGCCTCGTTCTCCTTCTCCTCCTCTTCGAGGGAAGGGCGTCCGCTGCGAGCGCGAGCGAGGTTCTCCTCGTCGTGCGCCCTCTGAGCCTCCGTCTCGCGAGCGTCCTGCACCCGCTCGACGTACGCCTCCGGATCCTCCTGCTGCTGATCGAGAAGCTCCTGCTCGGTCAGTTCCTCTGCCATGTGATCACCTCCCTCCGAGTGATGGGGGGCGAGGCCGAAGCCCCGCCCCCGACATCATTCCCTACGCGCAGTACACGTACACAACGCCCGAGAGCGCCGCGCCGCTGGACTGGATGATCGTCCAGGCGGTGGTGCCCGTCGGATCGCCCGTCGAGTCCGAGCGGAAGGAGGCGGTGACCGATCCCTGGATGTTGAAGCCACCAGAGACGGCATGCTTCCCTGCCGGGCAGGAGACGGTGAACTGCTTGTCTCCCGAGGCGGTTCCGCCGACAACGGTCTGGATCGAGCCGATGTCGCCCGTGTCGCCCTTCGGACCAGCCGGACCCGTGGGGCCAGCCGGGCCTGCCGGGCCAGCCGGGCCAGCTGCGCCCGTCTCACCCTTCGCTCCCGCCGGGCCAGCCGGGCCAGTGGCTCCAGTGTCGCCCTTCGGCCCAGCGGGTCCTGTCGCACCAGCGGGGCCAGCCGCGCCAGTGTCACCCTTCGGGCCTGCGGGGCCGATGGGGCCAGCGGGGCCTGTGGCTCCGACTGCTCCAGCAGCGCCCGTGTCGCCCTTCGCTCCTGCAGGGCCAGTCGCCCCGGTGTCACCCTTCGCGCCAGCAGGGCCAGCTGCTCCGGTGTCGCCCTTGGGACCAGCCGGGCCGACTGCGCCTGTCGCGCCTGTGTCGCCCTTCGCTCCCGTGGCTCCGGTTGCGCCAGTCTCGCCCTTGGCTCCGGTGTCACCCTTCGGACCCTGAGCGCCGTTCTGGCCGTTCGCGCCAGCGGCCCCAGTTGCTCCGGTAGCACCCTTCGCACCCTCGACGCCCTGAGCACCCGCAGAGCCGTTGGCCCCCTTGGCTCCTGCCGGGCCTGCTGGACCCTGAGGACCCCTCGGGCCTGTCACCGCGAGTCCCAGCTTGCGGTTCTCCCACGGCCTGCAGGGTTCGTTCTTGGCGACCGAGCGGACGACTCCCGCCCTCAGGATCGCGAGCTTCTCGCTCGGGCTGAACGTGATGTTCGCCCCGGTCAGCGGCAGCAGGCTCTTCTTGCCAATGCAGAAAGGCCCGGCGAGTCTTCGCCCCTGATCGGTTGTTGCCGCGGTCGTCGATCCGACCATGATGACGGCACAGAGAGCCGCCAGAAACACGTACCACTTCCTCATTCCTCTTCCCCTCCTCGGTGACTACAGCGAGTTGATCTCGCCGCAGAGATAGCCCCTGTAGCGGAGCCGGATTGTACGAGACGCACGTTCGCTCCGCTTCCCGTCGTGGTCTTTCAGGTCAGGCTCCTCGCGGAGGCTGATCTGAACGTGAGCCTCCTCGCTGACCTGATAGTTGTCCCGCAGGACGGGCATCGGCTTGCCGTTGAAGACGACGTAATGCTTGCCGACAACGGGCAGTGACTCGGGCCGCAGGACGTGAAGCTCGCCCTGCTCGGAACCCTGCTCGGAATCCGGGGGATTCTGAGCAACCTCCTCCTCGACGAGGCCGATGATCTGGAGCGGAGCGACCATCTCCTCCAGGGCCTGGTTCTCCTCGTCAGTGAGAGGCCCCGGATCCTCGACGGGCAGTGAGGAGTCGAAGTCCTCGATCAGGCCCTCGTACTCGCTCACGGCTTCAGCTTCGAGATCGCATGCTTGACGAGGCCGCGAACCCAGACGGCGGGATCCTTCCCCGCGGCCTTGAGCCGCTCCTCCTCTTCCTTGTTGACGTAGACGAGGATTCTCGCCATCACCCTCCTTCGGTTGCAGCTAGTGTACCAGTACACCACCAGGAGGTCACTGTCAATGAGCAAGGGCGGAGTGAGGAAGAGCGCGGTGAGGGAGATCGAGGGGATCCCCGGCACCGTCACGCACGGCTTCAAGGAGCAGCCGATCATCGAAGTCCAGATGCCCTCGCACGTCTCGCTGGCGATGCGAAGGCAGGGGATCGACCCGCTCGGGATGAAGCTCTACGAGATGGGGCCGTGCTCGATCTTCGTCGGCAGGGAGCCAGCAGGGAAGAACCACGAACTGCTCTGGCACCTCACCATCAGCACCCCCTCGCGCCACCCGACCTGGGACGAGATCAAGGTCGCTCGCTACCGCCTCCTCCCACACGACATCTGCTGCGGGGTGCTCTTGCCGCAGCCCGAGTTCTACGTCAACCTGATCGAGCAGGATCACGTCTTCCAGCTGTGGGAAGTCCGCGACGAGAGGGAAGCATGGACGACGGGCTAGTGTCCGGTGATGTTCGCGCCGAAGAGGAACATCAGCCAGAGGCTGGCAGCGATGAGCGCCAGCATGAGGTCACCGAATGAAAGATTCACAGCCACTCCTTCTGATAGCTCACGGTGAGCCTACCCCGCCCCGCGGACGCCCACCCTTCCTCTGCCGCCTCGGCCTGCACAAGATCGCGGCCAGGAACGAGCACGTCCTGCGCGACGGGATCTGGTACGACCGGACCCTGAACCGCTGCGAGCGCGAGACATGCCCTCTCAGCCTCTGGTGGGTCTGCGTCGATGTCGAGAAGGCGTACCACCAGATCTCGTACGAGGAGTAGCGAACAGCTGTGTGCCCCTGTAGGCCCCCCGCTGAATCGTGCTGCTGGTGCCCCCTGAATCGCTGCTGCGCTGCGTCGTGCGGTAGGAAGCCCCGCGAGAGAGGACCCGAGCACACGCGAGCTTTCGGGGGACCGCCCCCCGCCGCCCTAGCTCCTAGCTAGGGCGGCTGCGCCCGTGTGCCAGAACAAGCCTTTGGCTTGTGCTGGGCGAGGCATGCTGCCCTTGTCCCTTGTCACTGCTTGCAGTGAGTGGTGCTCGGGAGGGTGCTGCCTAGAGTCAGCCCGTAGGGCTGAAGATGGCACGAAGCTGCTTGAACGTCGCCTCATGGGCACCTTCGGTGGTCAGCGTCAGCGAAGCCTCCTCCGTCGCGAGCGGGTCGACAGCGTCGACCAGCGCCAGAACGGCGCGAGTGGCCTGCAAGCCTTCGGCTTCGAGAGCATTTCCCACCGCCACCACGGCAAGCTCTTCTGCCCGTAGGGCAACCACAGCCTTCAGAGCGGCTCGGGGGGATAGACGAGGTTTCACCTCGGGATCAGCGATCAGGGCAAGGGTGTCGTCGGAGAGCGCTGTGTGAGCGTGGAAGACGCAGACCTCCATCCCGCGCATCTTCCCGACCTTGCACCTCACTCCGTGAACCGTCAAAGCCTTGCACCGCTTCTCCTCGGGGATCACAAGGCTTACAGCCTTGAGTCGGTGAACGTTCCCCTCGTCGTCTTCGAGCACCTCAGGCTGCTTTGCAGCCTGTCTCCTGGCTCTGGCGGCGTTCCCGTTTCGGCGGTCCACCTCTCGCACCGGATCGGCGCGTTCTTCCCGCTGATCCTGCGCCAAGAGGGCTGGTTCACTGGTCAACCACTCCGAAGGAGTGACCTCGTCGGTGACGGTCGCAAGGGGTTCAGCTTCGCTGGGAGAATCGGCAGCTGTTTCGGTGCGCGTCAGGGCTTCGCCCTGTGCGTCATCCAGGTACTCGCGGGTCGCGGCGTCCATCATCCGATCCTACATGCGATCACGTCCCTTCGCTACCCGCAAACCCGCATGTACTGGTCGTTTCACGACCTTCGTGCGCGTGTTCGGATCTTCGATCCGGCCTGTTTGGGCTTTGTTCGGATGTCTTGACAGTCCGGATCTGGTCCAGCTAGGTTGCGAATCGGCACCCAGCTCCCTCGCCGTTCTTTCGGTGGCAGTCGGGGGGTGCTAGTCGGCACGTTGACCGAGGTGCATCGGCAGTCGGTGCACCGCAGTGAACGTCACCAACACACGGAGGTTCAGCGTGGAGAGCTTTGCTCCCTCACGGAACGAACGCAGTCAGCAGGTTCGAGGCAAGGAACGGCCCTACTCTCGTAGAGAGTCGGAATGGGAGAACACCGGGGCATTCACGGGGACTGGTCGACCGAAGGTCGTCGGCGTCTCGGAGCAGGTCGCTCTCGTCACTCGGCGGAACGCTGCAGCAGCCCGAAGGGCTGAGAGGCAGTGGCTCCGGACACTCCCGAAGGGAACGAGGATCTAATGCACGGCCTGATCCTGAGAGCGTGGCGTGACGGATCCGTCCACGCCGAGGTGCCGATTGCCGCTTTCCACACCGAAGGTGTGCTCGGCGTCCACCTCGACCATCGCGAAGACGGGCACCGCTTCAAGACCGCTTGCGGTCTTGGTTGGTTCGGCATCGGCTCCTCGTCGGGCTACGGACACCCTGAAAGGGTGTCTTGCGAGGCTTGCCGGGCAATCCTGCTCGGCGAATCACAGTAGTGATTCGGTCTGGCTCGTCACGGAGCCTGGCCGAATCCCTTCGGTGAAGGGATTGACACGGAGGTACGTCATGGCAGGTTGGAGCGATGCTCTGCAGGATGAAGAGCGGGAGATGTGGGACGACGTAGTCGCCGCCGAGAAGGTGACAAGCGACGAAGTCGCTTCGGAGTACGCTCGGGTCGAAGCCGAGTACACCGACTACGTCGGTGGCGGCACGGTGACCAGCACCTACGGTGCTGTCGAGGTCAACACGATCACGGAAGAGCAGAAGCTCTTCCAGCAGTCGGCGAACGAGGTCGTAGACCTCGCCGACAAGCGGCTCGCGAGGATCACAAGGCTTCGCCTTGTCACCGACCGAGACTTCCCCATGTGGGACCTGAGCTACTGCTACGGGGTCCTGAAGGACGGCGCGGCAGTCAGGGTTCGGTTTCCTCAGAGCCAGTTCACGAAGTCAGATCTCAACCGAGATCTGATCGACATGTGCAAGGCCGAGGGAGTGTTCGGCAAGGGTCTTGGGATCTTCGATCCCGAGGTGATCAGCAAGCTGTACGGATAGGGTCGATGGAGCCTCTCTGAGGCTCTGTCCATCCGTTCCGTCGGAACGGTGTACACGGAGGTAAGCATGGACGCGATTCGCTTTCAGCGAATGGCCGAGGTGGCTGGCATCGAGTACGACCTCGAAGAGGTCTTCGGTGGCGAGATCCGTGGTCTACTGACCACGAACCAGAAGGTCGAGAAAGGCGAGAAGGAGGGATGGCTTACAGCCATCATGCACCTCGCTCCCGCCAAAGCCTCTGGCTTTCAGGTCTGCTCCTCGGCGACCAAGGGCTGCGAAGCAGCCTGCCTCAACACGGCAGGCCGCGGCGGCATCTTCAAGGTCGGCGAAGCCGACAACAGCATCCAGCAGGCTCGCCGAAGGCGAACCGCCTGGTACTTCGCTCGAAGGAACGAGTTCCTTCGTCGGCTTGACATCGAGATCGGCACCCATGTGGGCCGAGCCATGCGGAAGGGCTTCAGCCCTGCCGTGCGGCTCAACGGGACCAGCGATCTTCGCTGGGAGTCGATCAAGCTGGACGGAGCAACGCTCTTCGAGCGTTGGCCGAACGTGGTCTTCTACGACTACACGAAGCACCTGCGGGATGTCTCTGACATCCCGAACTACTCGCTGACCTTCTCCCTGGCGGAGAGCAACGAGAGTCGTGCAGAGCTTGCTCTGCAGATGGGCCTCAACGTCGCTGTGGTCTTCCACAGCGTCCCCGAGGAGTTCTGGGGCTACCCCGTCTTCGACGGGGACAAGAGCGACCTGCGCTTCCTTGACCCCAAGGGGGTCATCGTCGGCCTCAAGGCGAAGGGCAAGGCCCGGCAGGATCGTACGAGCGGCTTCGTTCGCTGACATCACGGTGGGGACCTCTGGTCCCTGCCGCCTTGTCACCGACAGGGAGAACACGGAGGTCATCGAAGATGACGAACTACATGCGCCTCGACACCGAAGAGCGGTGTCACTGCGGTGCTCACAAGCAGGGCAGTGACCACTGCCCGATCTGCGGCTGCGAGGAGTTCGAGCAGCGGTGTGACCACATCCACATAGTGGATCCGACCTACTTGGTCATCCACGGCAACCACACCTCGACGAAGACGGCGGTCGACTACGTCGCTCACATCGTCTACGGCAACCCTCGGATCGAGGCGGTTACCGTAGGTAGCAAGTTCGTGGCGCTGGTCGAGTTCCCTGGTTCCCAGGGCACCCAGGCTCAGTACACGTTCGAGCGGATGGGGAGCTTCCCGCACGGAGCCTGCATGGCGATGGACAAGGCTATCGCCTTGAGGGAGTTCGGCAGCTGGATCTACCACTACGCACCCGGCACCGTCGTTGGAAACGACGCGGTCTAGCGGACAGGGTCGGTGAGGCTCCACGGAGCCTTGCCGTTCCATTCCGGTGGAATGGATGACACGGAGGTACGCATGACCGAGTACATCACCAATGCCGACTACCGTCGGCAGAAGAGCGGCCTGACCAGGGCGATCAACTCTGGCGATCCGCTGAAGGTTCTCGACAACGTCGAGAAGACGCTCAAGGAGTGGAGCGGCAAGGCGTGGCCCGATGCCTGGGCACGTTGGCGGAACGCCGTCGAGGATGCACGGTGGACTTACGTCCACAGCGAGGAGTGGGGTCTGCCGATGCCCGAGACTCTGTCTCGGTTCGACAACCTGCTTCGGGACCTCGGATGAAGTTCATCCGTTGGTACTTCGAGGTCAACGCTGAACGTCCCCTTACGGGGACGTGGATCTCGAAGACGATCCTGCTGGCCGTCATCGTCTGGGCGATCTTTCAGATCGCCACCTGATCGGACAGGGTCGGTGGAGCCTTCGAGGCTCTGCCGTTCCATTCCGGTGGAATGGAAGACACGGAGGTGAGCATGAGCAACTTCGCCAAAGGCGAGAGGGTCTTCATCATGGACGCTCGCGGTGGGCACCACGGCACCGTCCAGGGCGTCCTGCGAAGCGGACTGATCTCAGTCCGCTGGGACTCTGGGATGTTCGAGCGGTGCGAGGCCGAGGAGCTTCAGTTCTCCACCACGGTCGAAGACCGTGAGGCAGAGCAGTTGACTCCGACGGGCCACGTCATCGGGGCGACCTACTGGTCGTCCTACTGGGGCGGCACCTACAAGGTCGTCGGCACCGTAGGTGACTTCGGCGTCGTCGTGGAGTGTGTCCTCCCTGGGGGAGGAGCGCACCAAACGGTCGGAGAGCAGTGGTCACACGCCACGACGCTCGACCGCAAGGATGTCCGGATCGGCTGACGTAACGGTGGGGCCTTCAGGCCCTGCCGTCGCATCACCCAACCACGGAGGAGGAACGATGAACGACGGCACCGTCGAAGACGGTCGCATCGTGGACTGCCGCATCTGCGGCGTCACGACGCACATGATCGACCCCGAGGAGATGAACGAGGTCTGCGATGCTTGCAGCATCGGGGGTTGGGGACACGTCAAGAAGGCGTACCTCCTTCGGAGAGGCGACGTGATCTTCAGGGGAGGTCGGCAGTCGGTGATCCTCCAAGAGGAGGATTGGGGCAAGCGGCGGATGCTGCAGGTCCGCGACGACGACGGGAAGGTGGGCGACCTGCTCCTGCGCTCGACCGACCTCGTCCACGTACACATGGACAGGCAGGAGCCGTAGGCCACATGCGCCTTCGGAGCTTTGCTCCGGGCTGTTCGGAGAATGTTCGGACTGCTTGACAGATCGAATCTGGTCCAGCTACGTTGGTGTCCGGCACCGAGATCCCACCCTGTGTTTCAGGGGCTGCGGTCGGTGTCGGACACCACGGGAAGCGGTGTGCTGCGGAGGGTGCCCCATCTGGGACGCCGCCCGGAGCAATGTCGCTCCCACAACACGGAGGTATCACCAGCATGAAGGCCAACGTCACGGTCGAGTTCTCGCTCGGCACGACCATCGAGCCTGAGGTCAACGACTACCACTGGGACAGTGGCTCGGTCACGGACTTCAAGGGCGAGTCGTACTTCTCCGCCGAGAGCTTCACCGTCCAGGGAGGCTCGCTCACGTTCACGGTCGAAGACGACTCGTTCACGGACGAGGACGACGTGAAGGAGTGGGTCCGCTCCGAGGTCATCAACGATGACAACGAGGTCGAGGACTCGAACGGGATCACCTGGGTGGTCGAGGAACTCGACATCGAGGTCGAGATCGAGGAGGCTCCGCTTCCGACCCTCGAAGAGGCGATCCAGACGCTCGGCACGTTCGCCGAGGAGCGTCGGAACGACGAGGAGTGGGGCGAGATCGCTCGCGCCGCCATCGTCGTCCTCGACACCCTCGGGACCGTCGAGGCCCGTGTCTCCAGCCTGGAGGCGCGGCTCGAAGAGCAGTCGCAGCGGATCGAGGGCCTCGTCGCTCTCGCCGCGGCTCCTGCCAACCCGGACCCCGAAGGGGATCACCCCTTCTAGCCGTCTGACAGCGGGTGGGGGAGCTTGCTCCCCTCGCCCGGTGCAGATGTCACGCACCGCATCGAACATCACGGAGGTGATGACGCATGGCGCTCACATGGAACGTGAAGGGAATCGCGAACAGCGACGAGGTCTGCTGGTTCACGGCGGAGGTCGATGAGCCGAACCACTTCATCGAGAAGGGGAAGCAGTACCTGTCGCCGCTCACGAACGCCTTCATCTGGCACAGCCTCTCGACGGGGATCGGAACGATCACCGAGGCGAACGCTGGAGAGGTGTACGCACGGATCTCGCTGCTCGAACAGGTCTACGGAGCTTCGCTCCTGTCGAGTGACGGCCCGGTGCCGATCACGATGGACGATGTGACTCGTCACATCGGGCTGGTCACGAACGCCTCGTTCAAGGACGAGTCCCGCGCCAGCTTCCTGAAGCGGCACATCACGTACAAGCTCGACGACTCGGTCCGCAACTACAAGCGGCACGTCGAGCGGCAGGCCGCAGAAGCCACAGCCTAGCGTCCGGCAGTGGGTGTAGACCAGCGTAGCTCTGCTATACTGGTCCATGCCCCGTGCGGATGGTCGGCACGGAAACGACGACGAGAGGGGAGGAATGCCAACACGCCCACTCAGCACGACCCGCTTTGCGGAGGAGGTCCAGGGGAGGCTCATCGACACGCATGAGACGCTCGCCCTGGTCGGCTTGCGGAGCAAGCAGTCGCTCCACAACCGCATCGCAGCAGGGAAGCTCCCGAAGCCAGTGATCACGCTGGAGCGGAGCTACGCATTCTGGGACCGCGTAGCGGTCCTCAAGGCAGCATCGACACGGAGGTAAGACCAGCATGACTCGCACAGTCGAGAACCTCGACGCGCTGATGTCGAGGATCGTGGCGGAAGACCGCCGCAAGTACGACGTGATCGCAGACACCCGCTCGATGAACGTGGGCGTCCGGATCAACGAGGAGGGCAAGGGCGGCACCGTCGAGCTTGACCTCGACACGCCGGGCCAGGAGCTTCGCTCCTTCCGGCTGACCGACCACATGCAGGGCCAGATCTCGACCGATCTGGGCATCCCGAAGAAGTACTTCGACCGGATGCGTCAGGACGCCCCGTCTCTGTTCGAGACGAACGTCCGCCACTGGATGATGAACGAGCCGAAGGCTCGCATGATCCGTGGACTCACGAACGGCTCCGAGATGATGACGGGCCGGGCCTGGATGTCCGACAAGTTCCGCCGCCTCGACAACATCGAGGTCGCTCGGATGCTCCTGCCCGAGTTCGACAAGCTCGGCACCGAGGTGCAGTTCCACCAGGCCGCGGTCACGGAGCAGAAGCTCCACATCCGCGCCCTGTTCCCCGCCCTGGAGCGGGACATCAAGGCGGTCGGTGACACCGTCCGCTGGGGCATCGCCATCGAGAACAGCGAGATCGGCGCTGGCTCGTTGAAGCTGTCCGGCTTCGTGATGGTGCTGATCTGCACGAACGGCATGGTCACGTCGAAGGTGCTGAACGTGCGCCACGTCGGCAAGCGTGAGGGCGAAGGCGTCCTCTCGAACGAGGCCCTCCGGGCCGACG